CTTCTCGTCTGCACGCTTGGCTTTACGTAACTTTTTAAGTAAGTCACTGCCGTCCATTTGTGATTCGTCTTGTGTATCGATGTCGTCTTCGTCGTCGTCCCAGTAGTTGTTGCTCATAGCAACTGTCCACCCTTCTATTCGTTTTAGTCGCAAGCCTCAGGGTCCAATCGGGGAACTGGTCTGGCTCTTGCTATCGGTCTTGTACGCTACATGGGGCCGATAGGTCCATATAGGATTCTTATATTTGTCCTGCTGTTTTAGGTGCTGATAGGCTAGCCTTAGACATACCAGACTGTCCACTAAACTGTGCAACTTCTCGCGCAGTAAGTCTCTGCCGTGCACGCTGTGCTGATGCTAGGCTATTAAATACTTCTTGCTCAGCACTAGACTGGTCGTATCCTTCCATGGTTGAACCATAGATTGAACTAAGTTTCTCAGCAGTAGGTAAGATGTCAGCAATAGTTGCGTATCCCTTTTGCGCTTCGGCCTGTGTTACGCCTTGCGCTGCTAGTTGTTCAGCAACTCCTACACCAGCCTGAAGTCCTTGACGTCCTGCTGCTACACCAATTTCTGATGCTGCAATCTGGCGTTGAATCTTCTGGAACTGTTGTTCAGGGTCTAGTACGTATGCAACCATGTCTTCGCTTCCGATTCCATAGTATGACTTAAGTTGTAAAGCAACTGCTGGGTCAGCATTCTGTACACGCTGTACTGCGGAAACTACTCTATTTGAAAGTTCAGTAGGGGATACATCATTTGCTATAAACTGCTTAACATATGCATCGTTATCAAATTGCTTTAATCCATATGCACGCAGTACCTGACGGTACGTATCCTCAAGGGTAATGTATTCCACTGGAGTAAGCACAGCAAGTCCCTTGCTAATTCTATTTTGGTTTGCAGAAAAACGTAGTTTATATTCATCTGTTTCTTGAAGCCCAATGCTAATTGTTGCTTCAGTTGCACCATCAATAGCGAGTTCTTTAATCTTTGCAGCAAGGCCAGATAGTCCATACTTAGCAAAGCGGTCAGTTAGGATTGTAATGATAGATTGACGGTTTGCTTCTTTTGCTGCGGTATCTGTTACTGTAGTTGTAGATGTCGTAGTCGTTGTATCTGGTGCTGGTGAACTAGATGTAGTTCCGTCGCTATATACAGTAATAAGAACACGGCTTGCACCAGTTCCACTATAGTATGAGTTAACTGCATAGCGAGCAATAGGCTTTACATCTGCACCTACCGAAAGAGTTGCTGGTGCATAAATCTTTGTTTGGTCCCCAGTTCCTGCGCCGAACCAGTCTTGAGAAAAAGCACTCCAGGTTTGCGCATCCTTAGCAGCAGCATTATATGCAGCAACTGCTGCATTCGCTTTCTCTACAGCATTCTCTTGGGCTGTTTGTTGAAACTTATTTGTAGGGGCACTCGCGGTTGCCTGTATGGCAGCAGCAATTGCTGTATCTGCTGCTGTTTTTGCTGTATTTGCTGCAGCAATAGCGTTCTTGGAATCGCGCTCAGATGCTTGCCAGTCTAAATAACCCATTAGGCTAGGCCCCAATCCTTAAGAACTGTAAGTGATAATGAATCAATGGTTTTGCGAGCATTGTCTGTGTACTCCCATTCAGGTGCACTACGTAGTTCTTTTTCAAACTGCCATAGTGGTTTAGGGATAGCCTTGCCGTCAGGTCCTATGTTCTGTAATGCTCTACGAAGGTATGGGTTATCATATGTAATTGAATCAGCATCTACCTCTAGTATGTTTGCCATAGTAGCCTTATATGCAGAAGCAAGTGAGTCTACGCTAACACCATTTTGAATTTGCTGGGAGTATGCTGGGAAAGCACTAGATGCATTGTTGCGAATCTCTGCTTTAATATCCTCAGTTGTTATAGTACCTTCAAATAATTGTCTTGACTTTGTGTCCCAATATGCCGCATTGAGTAGGCTAGATACACCGAAAGAATTAGCATATGACTTAAGTGTTGCAACGTCTCCCATGGGTTCGCCACCAAGAGCGCCAATTTTACCAGTAGCAAGAAGCAAATCATCAATTTGATTGTCATTTATACCATTATCATAGGCTTCTTCAATTATCTGATTGAATGTAGCCTCGTCAAGTTTGACACCCTTGCCTGCAAGTCTTTTACGGGTGGCTAATTTAAAAGCATCAAGATTCTTATTATATGCTCCACGCTGTTCAGCCTTGGACTTTAATCTTTCTTGTACTGCTGCGCTATTGTTTGTGTAGAATGATGTCTTAAAGAACATCTCTTTTGCTAAGCCAGGGTTACCAGATTTCCACATTTCATAGATAGGGCGTAGTTCTGGGTATGCTTCGACCATAGCAAGACTGATGTTATCAGTCATTGTTATTGTATCTGCCATTAGATACCGCTCCTCATCCATGATGATAGTTCATCTTTAAACTGAAGCCCCTTGGTTCGAGCAACATCTTTAGGTGCCTCTGCCTCAACCTTTTGCTTAATGAGCGCTTCTGCTCCTGCTTGCGTGAAGCCCGCACTTGTTACTGTTGTGTTACCACTAGTTGTTGTAACTGTACCAGCATCTACAAACTTATTAAGTTCTTGAAGACGTGCTTCTATTTCTGCTGGAGTAGGCTTGCGTGTTGCTACGCTAGAGTATACGTTATCTATAAGTGCTTTAAGCACGTTCTGGTCAATTTTATCAACACGCTTCTGTGGTCCACCACTGTTCTTAATCTGCATTTGCATGATATCAAATGGTGTCAACTCAGGACCCTTGCCACCCTTGTATATCTTTGCAGAGAAAGCAACAACTGATTCCCATGCAGCAAATGCACTTAGGTCATCGCTAGGTTTGCCTGCAGAAGAAAGCAAAGATTTTACTTTGTTCTTTGTCTTTGGGTCAGACCAGAATGATTGTTCTAAATTTGTTGTTAAGTCTACAACGTTTTCTAATTGGCCAGTCTTGACTCCACCACTGCCTGGTCTTCCAGTTACAATGGCATCTTTTTTGCCTAGATAAACAAGCATGGTGTTTCCAACGCCGCCTTCTAGGAAAAATGTATCAACATTTATTCCAGGAAGAGCCTCTGTTAAATCTTTATATAACTTATCATTGATGCCAGGCGGTAAATTCTTTGGCCTATATTCTTCAGGATTTTCTTTCTTTAGACGCTCTGACTTTATTTCGGCAAATGCTTCTTTTTCATCTGCTATACTTGAATCAATTCTTGAAATCTCTTTCTGAATCTTAGAAATTTCAACATTGATACGAGCCGTCTCGGCAGATATCTTTGTTTTGTCTCCGAGTAAATCAAGCAAAGGAATCTGTTCTTCAGATGTCTTTAACAGCGCTTGCTGGACTTTCTTTTTCTTTTTTAAAGCGTCAAGTTTCGCTTGGTAATCCTCGTAAGCAGTCATTGTCTTCCCGAATCTATATACTTGTCGTAGACTTTATCTTGTGATAAATATCTTTCAAAGATATCAGCGAATTCTACATCGCCACTTTTTAGTTCATTGACATAATAGTCAAGCATCAGTCTTAAGTCTGTGTTTTCTTGTGCGTCAATATTCTTAACTGCTCTTCCACCAAGTCTTGCTGCTATAGCATCACGTACCTCAAGGTATAGTGATATAGACTTCCATGTAGGGTCGGAGCCATTATCAGCCATGAACTTACTGTTAGATACAATCTTGCGTAAACCAACAATTGTTTTTGCAGTCTTTAAACCATCAACATCTCGGTAGTCCTGGTACCATGCTGATGGAACACCAGTAGATGCACCAGTAACAGGGTCCGTCTCTACCGCCAGTTGACCAACAATTGCATTCTTAACTTGTAGTAAGTCCTCGGCACCACTCTGCTGGTAAGAAGTAAGGCCTCGTTGAGCAAGGTGGTTATCAAGAATAGCCATTGTCTTGCGGTAGATAGCCCAACCTTTACGCGCTTCATTGGCACGCTGTGCTTCCTGTGGGGTTTGTTTACCACGGAATGTCTCAGGAGAACCAGGAGAGATTGCTGTCTCTGATTGCCACCAGTATGCTGTAGGTGAAAACTTAGCAGCATTCGAACCACGAGTTACAAGTCCAATGAGAGACTTATCATCTTGTGATATTTCTGAAATTAAACCAGAGTAACGCTTGGAGTTTTGAACTTCATCCATTGTTGAACGTGAGCCAGTAGGGTTCTTTGATAGTGTTGTAGCAAAATCAAAGTATTCTGGGAAGTCTTCAAGGAACTTATCGTCCGCTTGTAGCCCGTACTTAGTGCTGTATTCACGCCACTTATCCATATAGAATCGATAAGGACTGCTGAATTGAGGAGCAAATGGTAGGATAAGGTTTGCTGCTGTACGCATATTATAGTAAGCATCTGCCAATTTCTTGACTTGCTTTTCTGTTAGATACGGACGTCCTTCTTCGCGAGCCTTATGTTGTTCCGTTAACCATATTAACTGATATGTTTTTGCATAATCAGAGTCAGTCATACCAGCATTCTTCTCAAACTGACGACGCAACCATGTTGGTGCCAACTGTTTGATAGATGCATCTGGCCCATATGGGAAAGCAAAACTTAAAGTATCACCAAGTTCTGGCTTCATCTTCATAATTTGAGATGCTGGAATTGCAGTCAATGGTCCGATACTTACACCGAATGGGTTGCCTTGGAATACAACATCAAGGCTTTTCTTGCTAATTCCAACCTGGTCAAGTGAACTTAAACCTTTGCCAAGTATAGGTAGATTCTTTAATCCACCTGGAACCTGTAGCCACATGGTATCATTACCATTAAGTACATCTCCTGGTTGAACCTGGTCGCCTGTATCAGGGTCGGTAATTAAACCTAGTCTATTAGGCGCAGTCCATGCAATTGCTGCTCTATTGAGAATAACTGGATTCTTTGATGCAATCTTAAGCCATGTCTTAACGGCATTTTCTTGAGCAGAGAAGAACGGAGATACAAAGCGCAACATGTGTGCAGCATTTGAGCGGCGCTCTACGTTATAAAGGATACCCTTTACACCTTTAAGTGCATCAGCACGTGCTGCCTTTTCAAGGCCGTATTGAATGTCTTCAAATTCTTCACGTGTAAACTTGCCGCCTTTAAGGCGCTCCATTGTATTAATGCGCTCAGTTATTGACTTGCGATATAGGTCAACAAACAATGGGTGTCTAGCAAATGCGTTTTCTGGCAATGTTCCAAGATACTTGAATCCTGTTTCAGCCATACGACGTGTTACACTAAGACTCTTTAGAGTAAGAGCCTCTTCAATTAAGTGTCCGTGTACAATTGGCAGTGCCTCTGGGTCACGGATAGCGTCACGCAAGAATCCTGGTGTTATCTTAGATTGTGTAAAGTTTGGGTCAACGATATATTCTTTATCAAAGATGAACGACGGGTGAACATCTGTAGGCATGTATTCCACAGGACCCTTAGGTCCTTGCGTAGTAAATGGAAGTGTCTTGCCATTCTTGACCTGCATGTTTTTGCGACCAGTAGTCTCTGGAAAGAATTTAATTCCTTTATCATCAACTTTTGGTTCTTCTCTTACGATTCCACGAACAACTCTAACTGGAACAGCAGACAAACCTTCTTCAATTGCAGCCTGAAGTCTATGGTTTCCCTCTCCAACATAAGCAAGTCCAGTATCGTTATCGTACCAAACTGTTATTGGATTTTCGAATCCCTCACCTGATTGGATTTTTGCTTTATAAAAATTTACGCCTTCTCTATCGGTTATATTTCCAGGCATTTTGGCAAGGTAAGCAGTGTCAACAAATCCAACAACACTTCGTGTTTCTGGGAGTCCGCCCATTCCACCATCTTTGTATTCCAAAAGATTAGGATGCTGGTTTTTTAACTTAGCATATGAACCAACCATTTGCTCTCTAATTCCATAACCATCTGGAATGTAATTGTCGACAAATGATTTGACTTGAGCAACATGTTCGAGTGAATCACCACGTGCAATACCTAAACGAGCACGTAATGCTTGATTATCTTCAAGCCATTTTGCTACATCTTGTACGCTTTTACCAGTAATTAACTCGCGAGTTACAGCAGAGTTAGCAAAGTCTTGATTGATAGCCTTTGTCCACTCCTGATAATAGTTTGTATCGGCTGGAGTCACAGCGCCACGCGCTCTTGATGACACGCTTGCGCCGTACAATGATGAGTAGTCTTCAATAAGAGAGGAGAATGAACGCTCAGATGAGTTTAACTCTCTGTAGAGTCCACCATTCTGGCCACCAAAACCGTCGTATACTGTATAGCCCTGACCATCAGCAGTTTCATACTGAGATTTTACTCTGTAATCACCTTGACCAATAGTTTTTTTACCAGTATTTAACTTGCCCTCTTCAAGACGAGTAAGCGAATCATTATTTGCATTATAGACCATTGTCTTTGTTTCAAATAAATTCTTTTGTACAACAAGTTGCCCAATAAGGTCTGGGTTTTGTGGGTCCAGTTCTAATTGTTTTTGAATTCTTAAAATTTCTGCTTTATGTCTAGTAATATCTTTAGCAAGTTTTAATGTTGCATCTTTAACAGTCTTATAATCTACTCGTTCTACACCAGTAAATCTATCTATAAGACGTGAGCCTATCTTGGACTCAGTAAGATTGTAAGCAATATTCTTGCTACCCTCACCAAAGTGACGAAGACTTGCCATTGCACCAACTGTTGCCCAAATACGAAGTTGAGAATCAACAGCGTTACGAATTGGATATCCTAGGCGCAGCAAAACTGATGCTTTCCATAGGTCGCTTGTTGCTTCTGCTAGTCGTACACCACTAAATGAAACAGTATTAATAATATTTTTATTTGCACCAAGTACTTTATTGATTGTGTCAAAGTCTGCTACTGGCAAAAAGTTTGCAGTCTGAGATTCAAACAATGGAGCATTGAGCATGGTATCAGTTTCGTTATCATAAAGATAACCTTCTTTACGAAGTTCTCCAAGTTTACCACTGCGTACCTGAAGATGGTGGTTATAAAGTTTTTGTGCCGCATCAGGGCTTATGCCATGCTTTGTTGCCAGGATTTGATATCCTCGGGCTTCAAGTTTATTGATAACTGCAGCACGTGCTTCAGGTGTCACAGCACTAGCATACTCATCAATATAGCGCATGCCTTCATTGTAAGAGAAGTTTCCATCTCTTGTTAAAATGCGGCGAAGGACGTTTCCTTCTTTGGACAATGCAACTAAACGTTCAGCAATTGCCGTAACCTCGCGAATTGAGTCGCCTTCGTTAAGGTTTACTAATCCGCTAGGACGTTCCCCTTCGAGCCAACTTACCTTTGCATAGAGTTTATGGTAGACTGTAGGCTGATACACTTTATATTGTGCTTGGCCAACTGGTCGCTCATGGAATGATGCAGAACGCGCAGTTGCAGTAAACTTATTAATTGGTTGAGTTAATCTTCCAAGGCCTTTAGTGATTGGCGCTTCGCCAGATACCTGAAATAATGTATCAACATACTTGTCATGTGCAGCCCACGCTGCAAGATATTCACGGTCAGCAAGAATTTCTTCTTCTGTGCGTAAATTGAGTGGAAGCATTCCTTCGTCTTGTCCCTTTAAGAGCGCTTCTTCTTCTCTTAGTAAAATTTTTAAATCGCTTCTAGACATTTCTCCGCTAGCAACGCGTAGCGGTGCAGCAATATCTGGTCTTTTGAGAGCGCTAAGTCTATCTATTCCGCTTTTATCGCCCATAAGTGCAAGCATTGTATTTAATGCTTCTTCTTTTGTGCTTGTTAAACCAAGAAGATATGAACTTGTTGCTTGATTGTTGCCGTCTCTAACCCAGGAATGTTTTGATGCCCAGAACATATCGTTATTGGCAAAGTCTTCTGCCATTTTAGAATAAGAATTTGACTCACCTGCAGCCGCTGCGCGGATTCCTGTCATTGCATCGTATGCTTTATCTGCAGCAAGAGCAGCCTTGCTTATTTTTCCACCAACAATTGTTACGTCGCCAACGAATTGTGCTGTAAAATCAAGTGCACCTGAAGTGTATTTTCCAATAACACTTTCTTTGAATGCAGCATCGCGCTTCTTTTTATCAAAGATATCGAAGTCGCTATCCATAAATTCTGGAGTCATTGAATCTGGTAGCAATCCTAATGGAGATGTTTTTCCAATAAGGCCAGCAACTGATTGTCCTACAGAAATTTCATTGCGTGCTTCCCAGGATTTTTTCCAGTCACCTGACTGAGCAAATAATCCAACAGCGCTTAATGGCTCACGAACAATATTTTGGTTAACTGCTGTAATTGCACCAAGAACTCCGCCAATTGGGCGTGCAACATTTTTCACAAAATCAGTTCCTGCTTGTTTAATTGAACCCAAGAAAGTGTCATATTCCTTGCGGTCGTTTAGAGGTGCTGTGGCAACGTCCCAAACAAATTTTGCTGGAGCAACAAGGCCTAAGCCAATATCGCCAATCCAGTCTTTTGTTCCTTCTGCTAAATCACCAAGTCGATTCCATACATTCATTGAATACCACGCATCAACAATGATATTACTTGGCGCGTTTCTTTAGATGTTTCTGGACGTGAATTGATATAAGTCAAGACTGGTACGTATGCTCGTATAGATGCGTTGAATTCTGTATTATCTGACTCTGTTTGTTGTGGTAATCCTGGAATAGAATTCATCCCACCACCGACAGGTGCACCATCAAAAATTGTTTGGTCTGGATTTTCAGTTGCAGCAGTAATAGGAGTTACTTGTTGCATTGAGCGAGCATCAGCCATACGGAATGAACCAGCATTGAATGATGGTTGCTTTATGGGAGCAGCAGCCTGTTGCTGCGCTAACGCTTGGTTCTCTCCATAAGCAAATCCAGTATAACGTCCGCTTTGACCTGCACCGCCAGTTCCTGAAACAATAGCAGGATTATTTTGCTTTGCTTTTGGGCGGAAGCCCCCACGATTTTCTTGTGGTGCAGTTGTCATAATATCTCCTACTTAATGTGTTTTAATTGTACTTTGGATAGATAAGGTCCCGCTGTAAATGCTGTTAACTTACTTGCAATTTCCATTGCTTCATATGCATCAGCGCCTGCGTGCAATGCCCCAAGTGCATATGCTGCGCCTGAACCTGCAGCGTAAACATTTGTGTTAGATTTAGATACTGAACACTCTTGGTCTACGTCAAATATTTCCCCACCTACAGCCATAATAAACTGAAAGCGCATTTCTTTGTTATCTTCATCAAAGTTATAACCATTCTCCGATAAACATTTACGTAGAGAAGGCATAGCCTTTGCAATCATAAAGTGATACAAGTCTTTGTAATCAGACTTGGATGGTACTGGTGGTTCCCATATATGTTGTGCAACATCACATGGTAGAACTTCACCAGAGCCAGCCACTAAAAAGTGTCCCCGCTCAGCAATCTTTTTAACATCAGGGTGAGTGTAAATTCGTCCATTGTCATCTGTAGTTTGGCTATCAGCAACAATTATTGCACTATCTTTATATTCTAATCCGATAATTGTTGTCATTGTCCCCTGCTTTTTTATTGTCTACGTGATGTACGAACGCTTGCGTTTGCTCTTCCAGTTCCTGATAGGCTTGAAAGTAAAGTCTGAATGTCTGCTGGTGGTTGTTCTTCCGCTCCTACTGGAGAAGAAGTGCCTCCTACTGGAGCGCCAGCGGGAACAGGGGACGGTTGCTCAACCGCTTGAGTGGCAGCCCCAGCAGGAGGAACTTGTTGCTGTGGTGCAAAGGTAGCCTCGATAGCATCTTCCAATGCCTGTCCCTTTTGTCGAGCCTTAATCACCGCAGCAATCTTACGAACTACATCAGAAGCGTCCTGGCCTTGTGTTGCCATCTGTGGTATCGCTTGAGTGTAGGCTGTAAGTGAACCGAGGAGCGCAGAACGCATACCCTCGATTTCAATTTTTTCTAATTCTTGTGTTACGTTAACCGTAAATGGTAGTTCACGCATTGCCATATCCTTGGAGATGAGTCCACCACCAAGTGCTTGAAGCATGAAAATTAGTCCTTGTGCTGGATTTAAACCAGCAAGCATTCCATAACGGACATCCGCAGAGTAGTCACTCTTGATATCTTTAGAAGGCTTATATGTAATTTCATAAGGTGAACCTGAGTCAACACCACGAATTGTCTTCTCATCTGGGAAAATCATCTCATCTACTTCAAAGCAAATTGAAATTACATCACGAAGAGTTGCCGCAAAGATTGCTTGTGCAGATTTAACCTGTGTATCAAATGCACCCATAAGTGCTTGAACGCCTTGTCCAGTAACAACAGATGCGCTGATGTTTCCTGTACGGCTTTCTGGATAACGACTACCGACACGAAGTTCTTGATTAAGTAAAGTCTGTTCTGTGAATGCACCTGCTGGTACATTAAGTTCTACGCGACGTACACCTGCTGGATTTGAAGTACGGATAACCGCATCGCCACCCAACTGTAATTCCTGTACATCTTGAGGAAGTACGATTGGAGCCTGTACAGATTTCTCTGCAGCCTCCATGGCAAGTAAAGCAAAACGATTGCGAAGCAATTGAATGCCAAGCACATCGTCAAATTGTCCACGTAGTTCACCATCAATAGATGGCTTACGTGCAACAACAACCATCATTTTTCCAAGAGGATTATTAGCCTTTGAAAGAATAAGGTTATCTTTTGACGGGATGTAAATAATTGATTGGTCTTTGTCGTAGTAACGAATCATCTCAACTTGATGATTTAGGTCTTGCTTGTAGCCATAGCCACCAAGCAATTCTCTTTCGTACTCAGGGAACTGTGATGTTAGTTCACCTAGAGTAAGAGTGTATCGTTTAGCAAATGCAACACATCGACCATATCGGTCAAACTCAGGGTATGCTCCGATTGGATTTTCAATACGGATACGAGGAAGTTTAGTGTCCTCATCTAATTCAACTATGAACGGAATAAATCCATACGTAATGTACCAGTCCGCTCCCGAGTACATTTGTACCGCGAGGTCAGAATGTTGAAAATAATTAGCAGCAATGCGAGTTCTCTTATCCGCAAAACTACGAGCACGGTCATTAACCGCATTCGCTGCCGAGCAGTTGACGGCTGGTAGTGGTGCCATAACTTCGGATAAATCGCGGGCAACAATGTCAATAAAATTCGCAACGACATTTGCATCTACTCCGTCTGGAAAAAAGTCAGGATAGACTTCAGCAATCTTTCCTTTACGAACAGCAAGAACGTCAAGGTTACGAGCATCGCGCTCGTTGTTACGATAGCGTAGCGATTGAACTCGCGCAGCAACCTGCTCCATTGATAAAGCCATATTAGCCCATTCCCTTTTTGATGCGTTCGATAGAATTCTTTTTTGCTGCAGTTTTTACTGCTTGGCTCTCGGCAGGTGTTGGTTTCTTCCATCCCTGTGACTTGCGAAGTTCATCAATTATATTTTGCGCACGTGTAGTTAATTGTTTATTAACTGGATTCACATTGCCTCCACCAGCACCAGAGATGCCACCAACACCACGGCTTCCACCGCCGATGCCTTCAATCCTGTTTGCTGAAGCCATTGTAATCCTATCCGTATTGTTCAGACCATTGGGAGGCGAATGCCTCATCTAAATTAAGTGAGCCTCTATTTGCTTTTTGTGCACGAGTTGACCAACGGTTCTGTGCATATTGCCCTACTCTACTTGATGATTGCATTAACTCACGGATGCGAATGATTGCAAACCATAGAGCCATAACACAGTCGGTAGGGTTTCTAGTATCAGGCTTCCACGTAATGAGTTGCTGTACTAGCGCCTTAAGACCCTCAGAGCCTTCATTGCTTGGTAATTCAATTAAGTTATTATCTTGGAAGCGTCCATCACGGGTGTTCCCAAAGAGTGAAGCCATAGATGCTACACCAAAAGATGTGTCCCACTTATTTTTGCCAGTGAAGTGTGAGTTCTATTGGCAGCCATATGAGGC